GGTAAAGGTATGTATTCAGCCAATGGAACACTTATTCCAGTTGTAGTTAATGTTGGTGAAACAATATTGTATAACAAACATGCACAAACACACGAGTATGGAGATTATCTTATAATGAGTGTAAACGAAGTATTATCAATTGTAAAGGATTAATATGAGAACATTTGTAGTAGAACACAAAGATTGGGATAAACCACCAATTAGAGTAGTATTATATCAACCACCTTATGAAGATGAGAATGTCTTAAATAAGACTGGTTGGAAAGTAAAAGATGTAACAATAACAGAAGTAACACAGGAGGAACAAGAATGATTGTACCAGGAAAAGATGGACAAGCACAACAAACAATTGATATGAGCCAAACAACTTCTATCAGTTGTGAAAAATGTGAAAATTCAACATTTAAACAAACACTATTGATAAGAAAGTTATCAGCTTTAGTATCACCGAGTGGACAAGAAACAGTTATTCCAATTGGAGTATTTGCTTGTGAAAAATGTGGACATGTAAATTCCGAATTTGAAAAAATGGAAACTGTTTAATGATGCCGTTCTACACTTTCAAATGTCCATCTTGTAGTGTAATAGAAGAAATACAACAAAGTATGAAAGCACCAGCTCCTGTTTGTCGGAGATGTGTTAATGCTAGTTGTGGTATTCATATTGTAGAGATGAAACGGGTATATGGACATACTGCAAAACCACAATTTAAAGGTGAAGGATTTTATGAAACAGATTACAAACAAAAACCCAAAGAAAAAAATGACAATATTCGAGTGGATAAACCAGATTTTAACAAATAAGAAACCTTGGGATTCATTCAACGAAACAGATCAAAAAACCTTTAGTCCATTCATCATAAATCGATGGTTATCAATGGATGAAGAGTTTATAGAGGTAGTCAATTATTTTCAGAAATATGCCATAGGAACTCTTGAACCAAGAGAAGTTTATAAATGGTATTCAGATTTCTTACCAAAGGGTAAGAGATTTAATAAATATATCAAAGGAAAGAAAGCTAAGAAATATGACCCAGAGTTAATTAATATGATGTGTGAGTATTTCCAATGTAGTAAAGCAGAAGTAAAGGAAAATTTATCATTAATATCAAAAGAAGAAGTTAATCAAATATTGGAGAAATACGGATTTGATCCCAAAAAAATCAAAAGTATCTGTAAGAGAAATTTCTAAAAAAATAGCTAAAGAAATGATTGTAAAACATCATTACAGTCATGCTTGGACAAGTTGTAGATATGCTTTAGGTATATTTTATGAAATGGATAATGAACATTCTTTCTTTGATGAGAAAGAAGAAAAGTTAGCCGGTGTTGCTATCTATGGTTATCCAGTAGGAGCTAGAGCAGCTGCTTCGATTTCAGAAGAATTACAACCTAAACAAGCATTAGAACTTACAAGGTTATTTATACATGAAGAGTATGGTAAGAATATGGAAAGTATTTCTATATCTAAAACATTTAAATGGTTAAAGGAAAATGCTTCAGATATAAAGGTACTTATATCATATGCAGATCCAGGTCAAGAACATATCGGTGGTATATACCAAGCAACTAACTGGATGTATCAGGGATATAATTTAGGTTTAATGGATAATTATGGTATTAAATTAGAACCTGCTGGTAAATGGATTCATTCAAGGACTGTATTTGAAATGTTTGGTTCTGGTAATTTAGAACATTTAAAGAGTAGAATAGGTCACACATTTTGGAGAAGAAAAGAACCAAGAAAGCATAGGTTCTTTTATTTGTTAGGTAGTAAAGGTGAGAAGAAGAAGATTGTACAAGATTTGAAACATCCGTTACAACCATATCCTAAAGATCCAAAATTATATACGCCTGAAATAGAAAAAATAGTAGTGGAAGAAAAATCAAAATTTTATGAGTAAATATAATAAACATAGGAAATATACATATTTAGATGCATTTATCAATTCATCTATTGTAGAAAAGTTATCTGTAATTATATGTGTACCAATGATAATTTTTATAATAAGGATGATATTTAGTTATTATGAGTAGAATATCATATAGTCAAATATCAATGTATAGTGATTGTCCTCTTCGGTGGAAATTAAATTATGTTGACAAAGTTTCAATATCGGAATCAAACATACATCTTATATTTGGTTCAGCTATGCACGAAGTCCTTCAGACATATCTTAATATAATGTATATGGATAGTGTTAAGAATGCAGATACATTAGATTTAAATAAGATGTTAAGAGATAAACTTATAGAACAATTTAAACAAGCCGAAGAACAAGATGGTAAACCACCTTGTACAAAAGAAGAATTAATGGAATTTTTTGATGATGGTATACTTATTATTGACTTCTTCAAAAAGAGAAGAGCTGAGTATTTCAGTAAAAGAGACTGGGAACTAATAGGTTGTGAAATTCCAATAGAAGTAGACTTAAAAAATAACATAAGAATGGTTGGGTATCTTGATGTAGTAATGAGACATATACCAACCGATTCAATTAAAATCATTGACATCAAAACATCCACAATGGGTTGGAATAAGTGGATGAAGAAAGATGAGAATAAAACTCAACAACTGCTGTTATATAAACAATTCTATTCTAAACAATATGATCATCCTATTGAACGGATAGAAGTAGAATACTTCATAGTAAAAAGAAAACTATGGGAGAAAGCCGTGTTTCCACAAAAGAGGGTACAAAAATTTGTACCTGCTAGTGGTAAACCGAGTATGAATAAAGTTAATGGAAGACTACTTAAATTTGTAAATGAGGCTTTTACAGAAGATGGTGAAAAGAAAGATGATATGTTAGCTACACCAAGTAAGAAAGCTTGCAAGTGGTGTGAGTTTAAGAAAACTGAACATTGTAAATGGGGAATATAGAATGGCTATAGGTTTGAGATACTACTCTATCAGAATGAAGTTAAATGATGTTATTAAAGACGCAGATACGGAACAAACTATATTAGAAAATATAAGAAGATGTAGTAAACTTGTAGGGAAACTCTTTAGAGTTGTATTTTGGCATGACAACTTGACTGAACAAAATTGTAAAGATTTTGTAAAACGTAATGAACACCTTTTGTTTGAAGTTAATACAAAAATAACAAAAACATTTGGTTCAGTTTGGTTTGTAATAGATTCAAAAAATGAAAAAAGTCAAGCGAGGTATAGATTTGATGGAGATATATTAAAGGGTATAGTTCAATATTTAGAAATAATTAATCATATTAAGAAAAGGGACGGTGAATGAAAATAGGTATTGTTGGTTCAAGAAGATATGAAAATAAAAAAAGAATAAAAGACTTTATATTTAAAATTAAACAAGAAAGGGGAGAGGACACTACAATAGTATCTGGTGGTTGTAAAGATGGTGCTGATAGATATGCAAAGAAATATGCATTAGAGTTGGGTTTACAATATGAAGAGTATCCACCATTTCACGAGGTACACAATATGTATTGTACTATACCAGAAAGTCGTTATTCAAAGCCATATAGTGTAAAAAACTTTTTTGCAAGAAATAAAATAATAGCCGGCACTTGTGATATGGTAGTTGGATTTATACCTGAAGGCGTAGAAGCTAGAGGTACAATGTCAACAATTAGATATGCAGAAAAATTTGGAAAGAAAACAATAATAATTCATTAGTTTTTTTATATTCGTATATATTTATATATACAAATATACAAAATGATGGAGAAGGTTATGAACAAAGCAAAACTTACATCTGTTAAGATTCTTGAAGATTTATACAAGAGATTTAAAGCAAAAACGGTAAACACAAAAATGACGTTACAAAAACTAACAAACCGTTCTATCGATTTATATTTAACAGATGACACCTATAAAAACAAATTAGAAACATATGATAATTTAACAATTAGCGGAAGCAATTTATAAGGAGAACAAAGGTTATGGCGGGTAAAAAGAAAATACTCTTAATGTCAGATGATTTAAGAATGCATTCGGGCATTGCTACTCAATCAAAAGAATTTGTTATGGGAACATTAAAACATTATGATTGGGTTCAGATAGCAGGGGCAGTCAAACATCCAGAAGAGGGTAAAATAATAGATATGAATGAAGCTATAAAAAATGAATTGGGTATAGAAGCATATCTTAAAATTTATCCAACGAGTGGTTATGGTAATCCAGATATGTTGAGACAAATTATAGAAATAGAAAAACCTGATGCTATATTACATTTCACAGACCCCCGATTTTGGATTTGGTTTTATCAAATGGAACATGAAATTCGTCAACATATGCCTATTTTTTATTACAATATATGGGATGACTTACCAGATCCACAATATAATAGAGATTTTTATAGAAGTTCTGATTTACTTATGTCAATATCAAAACAAACATATGGGTTAAATTATAGAATTTTAAAAGATTATGGTTATGCTGATAATTGGAAATTGAAATATGTACCTCATGGTGTTACATCAAAAAGATTTTTTAAGGTACATCCAGATAATAATAATTTTGTAAAGTTTAATCAAAAATATGGATTAAATAAATATAAATTTAAAGTTCTATTTCTCAACAGAAATATCCGTAGAAAAAATCCAGGTGATGTTGCTCTGGCTTATAAACACATGATGGATAATCTTACAGAAGAACAAAGAAAAGAATGTGTATTTGTATGGCATGCAGCAGTAAGTGATGATAATGGAACTGATATGAGAGCTGTATGTCAAACATTACTTCCTGAATATCCTGTTATTTTTACTCACGACATTAGTGGACCAATGAATGATGAAGAAATGAATTTCTTATATAATTCAATGGATGTTTATATCAATCTTGCATCAAATGAAGGATTTGGTTTAGGTTCACTTGAAGCACTTACTGTAGGAACACCAATAGTAGTAAATGTAACTGGTGGAATGCAAGATCAATGTGGATTTAAAAAAGAAGATGGTACATATCTTACTGCCGATGATTATGTTGAGTTGGGCTCTAATCATAGAGGTGAATATAAAGAACATGGTGAATGGGTTAAACCTGTATTTCCATCCAACATATCATTATGTGGTTCACCACTAACACCATACATTTTTGATGACAGATGTCAGTATGAAGATGCAGGTGATGCACTTTTGGAATGGTATAATGAAGGTCCAGAAGAAAGAGAGAGAAAAGGTGAAGTCGGAAGACAGTGGGTTTTAGGTGACGATGCTAAAATGACGGCAGAACATTTATCTAATGGTTTTATAGATAGCATGGATACTGCATTTGAAAAATGGATACCAAGAGAAAAATATACATTGGAGGTAGTTTAATATGAAAAAATTAATGTTAATATGTGCACCAGTTACAAGTAGAAGTGGATATGGAGCACATTCTCGTGATTTGGTGTGGTCATTCTTACAACATAATAAATATGACATAAAGATTTTAGATGTCCGTTGGGGTGACTGTCCACGAAATGCACTTAAAGAAGATAATCCAAATGATAAAAGAATTTTAGATTGTGTCATGTCACAACCACAATTAGATAGACAACCTGATATATATGTTGATATTCGTATTCCAAATGAATTTGAAACTCATGGTAAATTTAACATTGGAATAACAGCTGGAGTTGAAACCGATGCTGTTTCAGCCAAATGGTTAGAAAGTTGTAACAAAATGGATTTCGTTATTGTTCCATCTGAACATTCTAAATTTGGATTTGTTAATTCTGTTTATGATAAAGTTCAAAATATGCCAGATGGTTCTCAACAAAAAGTTGGTGAGCACAAATTAGAAAAACCAATAGAAGTTTTGTTTGAAGGAGCTGATGAAGATATATATAAACCATTAAAAATGGATGAAATAGATGATGATTTCTTTGATATGTTAAATGAAAAGGTACCTGAAAAATTTGCATTTCTTTCAGTAGGACAATGGACTAAAGGTGGATATGGTGAGGATAGAAAAGATATATCTAAGTTAATAAAAGTATTTTATGAAACATTTGCTAATAAGAAAAAACAACCAGCTCTTATATTAAAAACAAACGGCGCCACTTATTCTATATTAGATAAAGAGGAAACGATGAGAAAGATAAGAGAAGTTAAGCACCAATTTCCTTTTGATTGGAAATTACCCAATGTTTATTTATTACATGGTGATTTTGATAATGACGAAATAAATAATTTGTATAATCATCCAAAGATAAAAGCTATGGTGTCTTTTACACATGGTGAAGGTTTTGGAAGACCTTTACTTGAAGCTACAATGACAGGACTTCCAGTCATGACTACTGGTTGGAGTGGTCAGCTTGATTTTTTAAATCCAGAAAAATCAATACTAATTGATGGTGAATTGCAAAAAGTACCAAGATCTCAAATTTGGAAAGATATAGTGATTGAAGAAAGTAGATGGTTTAACATCAATGAATCTACAGCCCATAAGGCCTTAAATTACATATTTAAAAATGTACACGAAATTAAACGCAAGGGTGAATCATTGATGTGTGAAAATAGAGATAAATTTACATTAAATAAAATGAAAGAAAAACTTGATGAAATAATACAAAAACATACAAAAGATTTACCATCTCAAGTTCAATTGAAATTACCAAAATTAAAAAAAGTTGATAAAAAAGAACCACCAAAAATTAAATTACCAAAACTTAAAAAAGTTACTGCAGAGGGAGCACCAGTATGAAAATAATATCTACTTGTCAATTGTGTAAAGAACATTCACTTCATGTAGTTGGTGAAGAAGAAATGAGAACAATGCAATGTATAAATTGTGGATATGCTAGTTCAGATAGATTTGTAGGAAAGCCAGAGGAAAATCAATCGTATAAAGATTTGACAGATGATATGAAATCATGGGTTAAAGAGACAGATGGTAGATTTTGGATACCTTCTATTATGACTTTACCATTTGGTATGTTATATCCATTTGATGAGGATGGTAATATGAAATGGGCATATGCTAAGAT